CTGCAAAGGGTGCGTATATGCAGACAGCTTCGCTTTGTGTTAGATATGAAATTGAAAATACTGGAAGCACTGCAGGATCAAGCATATTAAAGCAGATTTGCTCTACCGTGTTATCAGAAGGTGGATACGAGTTAAACGGAAAACCACGCGACATAGGTGTAGAACCAGCGACAGCAAATCAGATCGCTCTTGCATCAATCGGAACATATTATCCAGTGGTATCAATTAGATTGAATCCTAGTTATCTAGATGCTATAGTTATTCCAAAAAATATAAGTCTATTGCCAATTAATGCCGCTAACTATAGGTATAAACTCATATCGGGCGGCACATTGACTGGCGGTGTATGGGCAAATGTTACTACCGATTCTGTAGTGCAGTATAATACTAATACTACAGCTACAATTAGTGGCGGTAATACTTTTACTAGCGGTTATACTGCTGCTACTCACCAGTCTACAAATAGCATAGATTTAAAAGATAGCATTTTTAAGTATCAATTAGAAAGAAACAGTTTTACTTCTACCCCGCTTACACTTACGCTGGCTGTTACTTGCAGCGCAGCAACAAGCAACGTGTGTGCAAGTATGACTTTCGAAGAAGTGGTATACTAAATGAAAAAACAATTAAAAGAAGCATCAAACCCAGCTCTTATTCATGCTAAACTCATCAAACGAATATTAAACACAGCTCATGGCAAATCTGTTCATTTTAAAACCGGTGAAACTTCTGAACTTCAATCAAGAAACTCAGATGATCCAGAATCACGCTTTCATGGAACAACTTCAGTCGCAAGAATTTATAAAAAAAGCACTCCAGGTCAATAGATCTTATAATATAAATAATCGAAACATAGTAGGTAATTAATGGCTGATAATAGACTAATAGAACAACTTAAAGTGCTACAGGCTTCAACATTTGCTTTGTACTTAAAGTGTCATAATTATCATTGGAATGTTGAAGGTACAGATTTTGCACAGTATCATACATTTTTAGGCGATTTATATAATGAATTATGGCTTGCTGTAGATGTTATCGCTGAGCATACACGTACACTTCAGTCATACGTGCCAGGTTCTCTTACTAGATTTAAAGAACTTTCAGTTGTAGACGATGCTATTAGTATTCCTACAGCAAAAAATATGTTAATTAATATTAGAGATGATAATCAAAAAGTTATAGAAGTATTACAAAAAGCACATGAATATTCAGAAGATAATAAAACATTTGGTATAACTAATTTTCTTGAAGATCGTATTGATATACATTTTAAGCATGACTGGATGCTTAGATCTATAACAAAGGCGTAATATGTCTATTGTAAGTCAAGGTAAATTTATAGGAAGATCTTCTTCTTTTAAGTATAGAAAGTCCGGTGGTATAGGTTCTGGTATAAATTTATCAGCTCAGCGCAAAGATAGTTTAGAAAAAAGAGCTATTAGTGACAAGCAAGATAAAGAAACTGCAAGAACAAAGGAAGTATCTCGTAGAGAAAAAGAAAGAAAACAGAGGCGGATTCAAATGGTTAAACGGGTATCAGAAGAGACTAATACTGAAAAAAGACAAAAAGTCGTGGCAGTCAGTCGACCAGATACTGCAAATACACCTTTGGATGCTCGCTCTAAACTATATAAACAGACTCAAATTAAAAATAAAATCATCGATGAAAACGAGGTAAAAACAATGACTTTTCAGAAGTATCACGGTCTGCCAGACTCATTGGTCTCGGCTGTTACTGCAATTTTAGAAAAAGTAAAGAATCCTTTTGAGGATGATGATAAGAAAACAAAGTCAAAGAAAGATGATGATCAGGATGATACTGATGATATGGATATGAAGTCCAATAAGAACGATGATTCTGATGATAATGAAGACGATGATTCTGATCGAAAGGTTGGTACGAATGGCAAAAAGACTAAGGTAGAACTTAATCCAAAGACACAGTCGGCCAATGAAGAGCTAAAAGGTAATCAGCATAAGCTTGATAAAAACAAAAATGGCCGTTTAGACAAGCACGACTTTAAGCTACTTCGTAAAGAAGAAGTCGAGCATATTGAAGAAGGTAATACTCATACCGTTTGGTTCCAGAAAGGAACTAAGGTAGGCGCTCGCTCAGCCCGTGGCATTGGTGTAATTGCCAAAAATGAAAAGCATGCTATTGAAGTTGCTAAGCAGAAGTTTCCTGATCACAAAAATGGCTGGTTTGTTGACAAAATCAAGTCGTATGCTAAAGAAGAAGTCGAGGAGATCGACGAACTCTCAAATAAGACTCTTGGAAATTACGTTAAGAAAGCTGGTCGTCAGCTAAGAAGCGGAACTGCTCCTAAGGGACGCGATGAAAGATCAGATCTTGCTAAGTTAAAGATTGCTAAGCGTAGTTCTAATAGTCGTGATCCATATATGGATGAGGAAGTTGAATTAGATGAAGCAATGAAGTGGGATAAGAAGAGTCACGCATCATTGCCAGCTATGGATCAGCCTAACATGAAGGCACATAAAGAAGCAGCCAATTGGCATAGAGAAAATTATGAAGATAGTTCAGGAGATGCAAAGCAGTATCACAAGAAAAGAATGCTGCATCACACTACTCAAGCTGACGCTATGAAGTCAATGTCTGAATCAAAGCAGTTCGACATTGGTCTCTCCGACGAGGAAACGCAGCGTATTCTGACTAAGCTAAAAGAAAGTGATGATAAAGCTTATAAGTATCGTGATACAGATCCAGCCGATAAGAACAATGATTATGATGCATCTAAAGATAAGAATCCAGAACATATTGTTATGCAATTACGCAAAGCTAAGTCTTTAGGCGCTGCTAATCGGCCTATTCATTTTCATGATGGTTCAAAGGCAAATGTATCTTCAGCCCATGTTCATAAGGCACTGGATATGCATAACTCTTTCAAGAAAGCTCCAGATAGAGACGACTTTACTCAGAAACTTCAAGCTTCTCACGCATCATTCAAGAAAGCTCTGGGAGAACAATGAAGAAATTCTTAAGCTTCGTTGAAGCTAAGAAACAAAACAAGAAAAAAAAGTTGGTGCCAATGGCACCAACTGTAGTTTCTTCTCCTTTAAGAGGAGCTAATCAAGATTATTCTGGCATAAGCCCAAGTCACGATACTGCTGATTATACAGTAAGTGATTAAGAAATATAAATATCAAAAGAAATTATATTCAGGAGAATAGAAAACATGGCACAATGGGGCAGAAACGATCAGGCTGTTACAGCAAACAGCACTACGACAAAAGAAACCTCTAATGGTGCACCGATTGGTACATATGCATTGGTTAAGTTAGGTGGCGGTGCTAATGCGCACTATGGCAATACTTCTGCCGGATCACGTGCTGCAACTGATGTTAACATGTTTAGTAATGTCACTCCTGGCGCATTTATGCCTAATATGGCTGCTGGCATTTTTGGTGTATCTGCCGGCGAAATGGCTAACAATACTACAAATAAGGTAGCCGATCAGCCAGCGCATGCTGGTTGGGTATATCGTAAAGCTGGTACAGGTCCAATTGTTTCTGTAACTATGACGGCAACAGGTGCTAGTGCCTATAACAATAATGATTTACTTGTAGTTAGATCTACACAGGCCGGGGGAAATGCAAGTATTGCATTTACTACTAATGCAACTGGTGGCAGTCTTACATTTAATATTGTAAATCCTGGAGCTGGATTCCTTGTTACATCTATTCCTGTATCAAATCTAGTAATTACTAATGCTACAGGCGGAACCGCGGCTGGCAACTCTACAGTAACTAATATTACTGTTACGGCGGGTGGTAGAGCCGGGCGCATACATTCTGAAACTTTAGTAGCATTTGGTTCGCTTGGTTCAAATACAACTTCATCTACTGGTGTAGTTGGTGATGCAACCACAGTTGCTGATGCTACAAGTGATAATACTTACTATCCTGGTCGTTAATATTATTTAAATATAATTTATCATGACAGACAATGCAAAAAGAACATCGGAGCTGCCTACAGCCAATACTATTGGCGGCTCCGATAGATTAGTATTTCTTTATCAAGCGAATACTTCTTCACCTTCAACACGTACTATTACTCGTCAAAATTTTATAACTAGTATAGTACCAGGTCCATATGCAAATGATACTGGTGCCAATAATGCCGGTGTATCTATTAATGGACTTTATTATGATGCATCAGGATCAGTGAGGATTAGACTAGTATAATATAATATGAATGAAAAACTTACTGATGATAACTTTTTAATATATGCAGCAAAATATTATGATACAGCTTTATGTTGCTCAACCGATGAATTTTTACAAGATTTAAAAAGACTTAAATATATAAAAAAATTATTGACTAGATATAATGAAGGTGGAGAACTTAAAGAACAATTAATATTGAATCATATTATTGTACTTAATAATGTATTTGGCGCTGAGCATGCATGCAGAATATTATATTTGAAATTGAGCAAATATTTTGAACAAATTATACCATTTTTAGTATTGCTAAATATATTACCAGATAAACTATACAATATAGGCAATGATGCCGTAATAAATCTTGATGTTATTATTATGGATTCTAAGATAGTAGATAAGCTTAGGAAGATCTAATGTCAAAAAATAAGAAACCAAGCAGAACAGCTCGCAGGGCTTTGGAATTATTTAAAGACAATCGCTTTGCTAAGCGAGTGATCAAGAGTAAGAAAGCATATGATAGGAAGCGCGACAGGAAAATGGTTAATGAAACTGACTCTGTCGTTCCAGTAAATGCTATGGGCGCATCATCTTCTTCATCTGGTCCAATTCAAACATATGATCCATTGCTGCAAATAAAAAATCGTAAAATTAAGAAATTTTCTTCTATGTTCAAGCGTAAAATGATGGAACATAGCAATGGCAACTAATAGATCATCTAATTCAAACTGGCATAGAAATTTAGAAAAGCTTTCGGATATTCAGGCAGATATTAGTAAGATTTTAGCTGTGCACGAACAAAGATTAAATCAACACGAAAAAGTTCATGAAACACTCATGAGCGATGTAGAAAAGCGCAGAATAGAAATTAATGAAGTAACAGGCGACTTATATAAAGCTATTGATATCAAAACTGATAAAATTATGGATGAAATTAAAGAAAATTATAGCAAGAGTTCAGAACAAACAAGCAAATTACGAGACAGAATGGTTAATTTTGAAAAGTATATTTGGATGGCAATTGGTGCCAGTGTTGGCCTTAGTTGGATATTCTCCTTTATAGTCAATTATCATAATTTAACAAAATAGTAGTTTACAACATGTGCAAAGCATGGTATAATCCATATATGGTCAATGAAATAATGGATGATCAATATGGATTGGCTAGAAACAAAATACATTGGATTGCTATCGTCTAAATTAGACGGTTTTAAACGCAAGTCTGGTTCATCCTATAATTTTAGATGTCCAGTATGCGGAGACTCTAAGAAAAGTACATCTAAAGCTAGAGGCTGGATCTTTGATCGATCTGGTAAATCTAGATTCTATTGTCATAACTGTAATGCATCAATGTCTTTCATTGGCTTAGTTAAGCATGTCGATACACAACTTTATCAAGAATTAAAGATTGAAAGACTTAAAGAACATGCTACAAATACTAATAAGTCTAAAGATGTAGTAGAGACTATTCAGCCATATAGACCATTGTTTGAAAAAGATACTGCTCTTCGTGGATTAAAGAGAGTATCACAATTGCATCACGATGACCCGTATAAAAAATATATAGTTTCTAGACGTATTCCATTTAAGTTTCATTATAAACTATATATTGTTGATGCATTTTTTGCATACATTAATACACTTATTCCAAATAAATTTGATGAAAAAGTTCTCTTAAATGATGAGCCTAGATTGCTAATTCCATTTATTGACAAAAATAATAGAGTTCATGCTTTACAAGGTAGATCATTTAATGAACGTTCTAAATCAAAGTATATAACTATAGTACTAGATGATACTGTACCAAAGATTTATGGTTTAGATACAGTAAATGAAAATGATAATATCTATGTTACTGAAGGCCCAATTGATTCTATGTTTTTAGATAATGGAATTGCAACTGCTGGTGGAGATCTATCATCTGCTGCAAAATGTTTAGATAAAAATAAACTTGTTATTGTTTATGATAATGAACGCAGGTCTAAACATACTGTTGAAAAAATTGCAAAGTGTATTAATGATGGATATAAAGTTTGTCTATGGCCTGAATCAGTAGTGTACAAAGACATCAATGATATGGTAAAATCGGGTATGAAACCTGAATATGTGCAGCTTATTATCGAGCAAAACATATATTCAGGACTTGCCGCTGAAATGGAATTGAGTAAATGGAAGCGCGTCGACCTCTCAAAGAACAAGAATTATTCTATGCAAAACTAGAAGGTAAACATAGCGCATTAGATGATGTAGCTAATAAACAATTTAGCTATAATAGTTTTATACAAATTTATAGATATAATAATAAAGTATTAATTGAATATATTAGGAGTTATCATGAATCACGCCATGCTAGTAGCAGTAACACAACCGATAATAAAAGAAGTCAATACAGGAGATGATTTTATTGCATATGTAGCACGTGTTTCTAATCCATCTAATCAATCTAATACTCAGACCGCACCAAAGCTTATTAAGTATCTGCGTAAAAATAATCATTGGTCGCCATTTGAAATGGCGCATGCTATAATGGAGATTACTACAACACGCGATATTGCGCGTCAGATTTTGCGTCATCGCTCATTTTCATTTCAAGAATTTTCACAGCGTTATGCGGATCCAACGAATGATCTAGGGTTTGTTACACGAGATGCACGTCTACAAGATTTGAAAAATCGACAAAATTCAATTGATATTACTGATGATACTGAACTTAAGCATGAATGGGTACAACGCCAAGAAGTAGTTATTGAGAGTATTAACCGTCACTACAGTTGGGCTGTAGCTAATGGTATTGCTAAAGAACAAGCACGTGCATTATTGCCAGAAGGACTAACAGTTTCAAGACTCTATATGTCTGGATCCGTTCGATCATGGATTCACTATTGCCAGTTGCGTATGGGTGTTGAAACTCAGAAAGAGCATCGTGATGTTGCAACTTCAGCATGGTATGAATTGACTAATCACTACACTTCAATAAAAGATTCCCTTCGAGATTAATTGAATAAATATTATTATAATAGATTACTTTGGAAAAAATATAATGACATTGACTGTAGTAAAACGTGATGGACGGCGTGAACCTCTTAATCTAGAAAAATTTCATAAAGTTACTATGTGGGCATGCGAAGGTTTGTCCAATGTATCAGCTTCTGAAATTGAAATGAAGTCTAGTATTCAATTCTATAATGGAATAAAGACTTCCGATATTCAAGAAACTCTTATTAAAGCAGCTGCTGATCTTATTTCAGAGGAAACCCCTGGATATCAGTATGTCGCGGGACGTTTGATTAATTATCATCTTCGTAAAGAAGTATATGGTAATTATACTCCATGGGAACTAGGTAATCATATTCTAGAAGTAGTATCTTATGATTACTATGATAAAGATATTCTTAAGTACTATACACTCGATGATATGGCAGAATTAAGTTCATATATTAATCATGAACGTGATTTTAATATTGCATATGCTGGTATGGAACAGTTTCGTGGTAAATATCTAGTTAAAAATAGAGTTACTGGCAAGATCTTTGAGACACCGCAGATGTCTATGATGCTTATTGCTATGATTTTATTTAAAGACTATCCAGCTAATACAAGGCTGGGATGGGTAAAGGATTTTTACGATGCAGTATCTACTTTTCAAATTTCTCTCCCAACTCCAATTATGGCTGGACTCCGTACTCCACAGAAGCAATTCAGTTCGTGTGTTCTTATCGAGTCAGATGATTCGTTGGATTCAATCACCGCTACAACTTCTGCGATTACTAAGTATGTTTCTCAAAAAGCTGGTATTGGAATCAATGCCGGTAGGATTCGCGCTATTGGGTCTCCTATTAGGAACGGGGATACTTCACATACTGGTGTTATTCCATTCTTCAGGCTATTCCAGTCAGCAGTACGTTCTTGCTCACAAGGCAGCGTACGAAACGGTGCAGCGACTCTTTACTATCCTGCATGGCATTTGGAAGTAGAAGATCTACTAGTATTAAAGAATAATAAAGGCACTGAAGATAATAGAATTAGACATATGGACTATTGTGTCCAGTTCAATAAAGTTATGTATGAACGTCTATTAACTGGCGGTAATATTACTTTATTTTCTCCTAATGATGTTCCAGAACTTTATGATTCGTTTTTTATTGATGTAGATAAGTTTCGCGAATTATATGAGCGTGCTGAAAAAAACACAAAGCTACGTAAGAAGATAATTCCAGCAATTGAATTATTTTCGAAATTCTTACAAGAGCGTAAAGATACTGGACGTATCTATTTAATGAATGTTGATCATGCAAATGATCATGGTTCATTCATTAAGCATTTGGCACCAATACATCAAAGCAATCTTTGCTGTGAAATTGATTTACCTACAAAGCCTATTAATAATATTCTTGATACTAATGGAGAGATTTCACTTTGCACACTTGCTGCTATAAACTGGGGAAAAATTCGTGAACCATCTGATTTTGAGCGGCCCTGTACTCTTGTTGTGCGGGCTCTTGATGCTTTGCTGGACTATCAAGAATATCCAGTGGCAGCGGCCTGTATCTCGACTATGGATCGTCGTCCTCTCGGTATTGGGATTATTAATCTCGCTTATTGGCTTGCACGAAATGATCTACGTTACAGCGAAATCGATTCCTTGGGCTTGGCTAAACTCCATGAATATCTCGAAGCATGGTCTTATTATCTTATTAAAGCCTCAGTAGAATTAGCTCAAGAAAAAGGATCATGCGAAAAAACTAGTGAAACAAAATATTCACAGGGTATTTTTCCAATTGACACATATAAAAAAGAAGTAGATGAATTAGTACCACCAGTGTATAAGATGGATTGGGAAAAGTTAAGAAAAACTGCATCTCGTTCTGGAATTAGAAATTCTACACTTATGGCTATCATGCCGGCTGAAACATCTGCACAAGTTTCTAACTCTACTAATGGCATTGAACCACCACGATCTCTCGTGTCTATTAAACAGAGTAAAGATGGTGTGATGAAGCAGGTTGTGCCTGATATTAGACGACTTAAAAATAAGTATGATTTGCTTTGGGATCAAAAGTCTCCAGAGGGTTATCTAAAAATCTGTGCTGTAATTCAGAAGTTTGTTGATCAGGGTATTTCAGTTAATACTTCATATAATCCGCTTCATTATGCTGGTGAACAGATTCCAATGTCTGAACTTATGCAGCATATTGTAATGTGCTATAAGTATGGTCTTAAGCAACTTTATTATTTTAATACATTCGATGGTGCTGGAGAAATTGAATTACCTGAGTTAGAAGCAGTATTTTCTGAGGATGATTCCTGTGAGTCATGTGTAATTTAGAAATTTAACCAAAGATAAAAATATGAAAACATATGTTTATAACGAATATATCGATATTGATAACAGTAATATATCTGACGTAAATAGTATAAAAGAAATAACTGAAGATCAAATTATTGAGCAATATTGGGATTATTGGTTTCATAAAATGATTATAGCGTATCATAGTCCAAATGCTAGTAATGCAAAACAGACTATTATGAAAGCTTTAAGAGAACATTGTATTGATGATTGGGTTACTGTAAATTGGGCATCGGAAAAAAATGAGTGTATTTAATATAACTGCAACACGTGATAGAACTAAGTCTAAGTTATTCTTTGATGATACAGTTGCTATTGCTAGATATGATGTGCATAAATATGCATGGCTAGATAAACTTACTGAAAAACAGTATGGATTTTTCTGGCGTCCTCAGGAAGTAGATATTATTAGAGATGCTAAAGATTTTAGATCTCTTTCACGACATGAACAACATATTTTTACTTCTAATTTAAAAAGACAAATTCTATTAGATTCTGTTCAAGGGCGAGCACCTTCTGCAGCTTTTGGTCCAATTTGTTCTCTTCCAGAACTTGAACTATGGTTAGCAGCTTGGACATTTTCTGAGACTATTCATTCTAAATCATATTCATATATTATTCAAAATGTGTATTCAGATCCATCTTCGATATTTAATAGCATTTTGGATATTAAAGAAATTGTAGATTGCGCTCAAGATATATCACATTATTATGATAATCTTATTGCGCTTAATAATACTAAATTTGGAGATGCAAGTTCATATATTGGTAATGAATATGAGCATAAGAAAGCACTTTGGCTAGCTATTATGTCCGTGAATATTCTTGAAGGTATTCGTTTTTATGTATCATTTGCATGTTCATGGGCTTTTGCTGAAGTAAAAAAGATGGAAGGTAATGCAAAGATTATTAAGTTAATCTGTCGCGATGAAAATCTGCATCTTGCAGCAACTCAACAGCTTATAAAAGTACTTCCTCAAGATGATAAAGACTTTGCTAAGATTGCCAAGCAAACTGAAAAACAATGTATTGCCATGTTTAATTCAGCTGTTGAGCAAGAAAAAACATGGGCAAAATACTTATTTAAAGATGGTTCAATTGTGGGTTTAAATGAAAATCTTCTTATCAATTATATTGAATGGATTGCTAATAAAAGAATGACAGCAGTTGGATTGAATACAACTTATAAGGGAGGTTCTAATCCTCTTCCATGGACTTCTAAATGGATATCAGGTTCTGAAGTTCAAGTGGCTCCACAGGAAACACAGATTAGTTCCTATATTGTCGGTGGTGTTATACAAGATATTAATCAAGAAACGTTTAAAGGTTTATCACTTTAGATATAAATAGGTCCATGACATGGACATATGGTATTAAAAAATTCACTAGTGATGATATAAAATCCAATTATGGATTTGTCTATATCATCACTAATACAGTTAATGACAAAAAATACATTGGAAAAAAATGGTTTTGGTCTTTACGAAAGAAAAAGATTAAAGGAAAGAAACGTGCTAAACGCATTAAGCTTGAATCTGATTGGAAAGACTATTATGGTTCATCAGCAGATTTAATTGCTGACATAGTAAAATATGGAAAAGATAAGTTTAAGCGCGAAATACTAATACTCTGTAAAACAAAAGGAGATGCGTCTTATCATGAGGCCAGACTTCAATTTGAATATAAGGTATTAGAATCTGATCAGTATTACAACCAGTGGATTATTTGTAAAGTAAGGAAGAATCATATTTCGCGATAAAATTTGCTTTTCCTTTCCACCATCCTTCAGGAACATTTTCATCTGGCCATATATGCGAATTCATAACACCATTAGTAATTCTTATTTTTCCACTGGTAGATGGTGGACCTTTTTTAACTATTCTACCTTTTTGCCAACCCATCTGAACAAAAATATCTACTTCATGTTGTTTTAAGAATTTACTCATAAGACCATTATTATACCATCTAGATCCTGAATGACCATGATCTAGATTGATTTTTTTTCTCATTAATTTAAATGATGCGGGAGTAATATGTTTATACTTTGCACAATAAGTACATCTTATTGCAACATTATTTAAATTATAGTTTTCTTTATCACCATTTTTATGGTATAATGAAAGATATGATGGTAGACTTTTAGTTTGCTCGAATTTCTTAAGCCATATTCCAGCTTTGCATATTTCGCAGCAACAGCCTCTTTCATTGGCAAGCCACCATATTAGTTGTTCAATTGTGTTTTCAATTGTGTTCATATATATATTTATACAAATAAAGCGGGATTGGTATAGATAGATGTGCACTAGCCTTCCAAGCTAGAAAGGACCGGAGCGTTACCGGCATCCCGCTCCATTATCATAAGAGTATAAAATGCGTTCTAAAATGAATCTAGATTATGTAAGAGACTTTATTTCTAAGTCATCTCAGACAAGTAAAATATATCTGGGTGCAGACTCAGCAAGATATATTAAAAATGAAGTGTGGCATGCAGATTATACTCTTGCAGCAGTTATTCATTATGATGGCTGCCGTGGTTGTAAAATCTTTGGTGAGATTCAATCTCAACGCGATTTTGATCAGCGCCGGGATCGACCGCGTTTCCGTCTTATGAATGAAGTATACAAAGTTGCCGGTTTGTATCTTGAATTAGCCGATTCAATCGGCGATCGTCATTTTGAAATTCATCTAGATATTAATTCAGATTCAAAGCAAGGTTCACATTGTGTTATGCAGGAAGCAATTGGTTACATACGCGCTATGTGTAATGTAATACCCATGGTTAAGCCAAATGCATTTGCTGCTACTTATGCTGCTGATAGATATAAAAGTATAACAAAAATGTCAGCCTAATTATTAAAGGAGTTGATTAATGCATGTGGAAATTTATACAAGACCTGGATGTAGTTTTTGTGATAGAGCTAAAGATTTAATGAATACAAAGGGGATAGTTTACAAGGAACATAAATTAAATATAGACTTTACACGTTCTTTTATTAGTGAAAAATTTTCAACTGCAAAGACTTATCCGGTAATAGTAGTTGATGGTTTCTATATTGGTGGTTTTAACGAATTTCAAATGATTGTAGAACAGCAATCACGAGATACTAAACAATATCTAAGAGAGGCATAAATTATGATTTATAAGCGTGATGAACTACTTAAGGATCTTAAGGAAAATATTATTGAAGTACAATTTACTAAGGTTAATGGCCAGTCTAGAACAATGCGCTGTACATTAATGCCAAAGTATCTTCCAGCTTCGTATTCTGAAAATATTAATGAACAGGAAACTGAAAAGAAGTTTCATGATGAAAATAAGGAAACTCTTGCAGTCTGGGATCTTCAGAATGGTGGCTGGCGATCTTTTAGAATTGATTTAGTAGATTATGCGCAAGTACTAGATAATAGTTTTTAATAAATATATTTTGCAACTGTTTATCTATTAAAAATAAGAAAGTTTATATAATGAATAATTATGATTTGCTTGAAAAGAATGAAGTATCAATGAATGCCAGTGGTGGAACGGAGCTAATGCTCCGTTCTGTCTATGATGGGACTATTGATCGAGCTTTACTTGAAAATTTTCAAATTATTCCATCACGTGTGCGCAATATAAAGAACGATAAGATTAGAATTATGAATGTTCATGATCTTCCAGAAGATCCTGAGTCGCTAAAGTTTAAAGATCCACAATTTAGACTTAATTTTCATAAGTTTATATTTGTATCTAATTGGCAGTATTCGCGTTATCAGTATGTTCTTGGTATGGAATATTCTGATAGAGATATTGTAATTGAAAATGGTGTTACTCCAATTAGTCCAGACTGGGAATCTAAGCTTGCGGATGATACTATTCGTCTTGTATATTGTTCTACTCCACACCGCGGCTTAGAAATTCTTGTTCCTGTATTTGAAAAGTTGGCAGAGAAGTATAATAATATTCATCTAGATGTATTTTCTAGTTTTAAGATTTATGGATGGGAAGATGCTGATAAGAATTTTCAGCCGCTATATAATCGCATTTCTCAGCACCCACAGATGACATATCATGGTTTTACTCCCAATGATCAAGTTAAATCGCATCTAGCAAAGTGTCATATTTTAGCATATCCATCTATCTGGCTTGAGACGGGATGTCGTGTATTGATGGAATCTATGTCAGCTGGACTAGCGTGTGTTCATCCTAATTATGGAGCACTGCCTGATACAAGTGGCTCATTGACTCATATGTATCATGGTTCAGCTGATAAAACTATTCATGCTAATATATTTGCAGCAAATTTAGATTACGTAATTGAACAGTATAATACTAATAGGCAACAGCTCTTGAATCGTGCTGAAGCTGTCAGCCATTATGCTAATCAGCGCTTTGATATTGCGCTAATTCTTAAGAAGTGGGAAAATGCTCTATTAGAACTTAACGATAAATATCCGCATGATTCCAGACTTCCAGCGAAGTACGAAAAGAAATTCATTTATAAAGTGTAAATTAGTAGTGTACATAATCATGAATTATAAATATAATGACTATATAAACAATCATAGAATCATATGACAGCTGAGATTATCTCTTTTCCTGTTAAAAATAATGTTAAAAATACGCGTATTCCGCCTAATGATGTCGAGTCGCAGCATGCTGTAGATACTATGAAAAGCCAACATATACAAGAAACACTTCTTGCTATTTCGCCAATGTTATTTGAAAGATTACAAGCAGCTGGATTTGACTTTTCAGATTTTAAGAATGAAAATGAACTTAAATATGGATCATTTCTCATTGAATCTATGCATGCACTTCTTTCTAAATATTATGATCTCTATCATCCATTTCAAACAGTAGCGGAACACATATTTGTAAGAACTGATGACGAAGACTTTACCATAGCAGATGAAATTCATCTAAAATTTATTGATACAAAAACAGAGTAAAAGAGAAATACATTATGATTATTTTGGACCTTAATCAGGTCATGATTTCTAATTTGATGGTACAGATTGGTAATCACACCAATGCTGCTGTTGAAGAAAATATGTTTCGACATATGATTCTTAACACTATTCGTTCTTTGAATATAAAGTTCCGGGATGAATATGGTGAGTTTGTAATTACAGCTGATGGTGGCAACTGTTGGCGTAAAAAGTGTTTCCCTTACTATAAGGCCAATCGTAAAAAGGGACAAGAAACATCTGAAATCAATTGGCCTAGTATTTTTGAGTGTATGAACAAGATTCGTACAGAACTAAAAGAATATTTCCCATATCGTGTTATTCATCTAAATGAATGTGAAGCTGATGATGCAATTGCATGTCTAGTAAACACTTTTCATAAGACTGATAATATTCTAATTGTATCAGGTGATAAAGACTTCAATCAATTGCAATATGATAGTGTTAAGCAATATGATCCTACACGTAAAAAGTTTATTAGTTGCGCAGCTCCAGATGAATATCTAGAAGAGCATATTCTGCGTGGTGATAAGGGTGATGGAATTCCAAATATTCTATCCGATGCTGATACATTTGTAGTTGGCAAACGTCAGAAAACACTTACTCAAAGAAAGATAGATGAACTTAAGCATCTTGGGTTGGCTGGCAAGTTCGATCATCCATTGTATCGTAATTATATTAGAAATAGCATTCTTATTGATCTGTCTAGAACGCCTGATGAGCTAAAGCAAAATATTATTAATTCATATGAAGAACAGTCTAATAAGAATGGATCTAAACTTATGAATTATTTTATGACTAATAGATTGAAGAATTTAATGGAACATATGGGAGATTTTGTATGAAATTAGGTGTCGCGGAGATTCTTGAACAGATCTCTAAGATTCCCAAGAAAGTAGATAAACTTGCTGAACTACAAAAGCATGCTGGTAATTCTACTCTTTTAACAATTCTGCAAGGGGCATTCGATCCACGTATTGAATGGCTCTTACCAGAAGGTGTACCACCTTATAATAAGAATAATTTACATGATCTTGAAAATGTATTATATACAGAAGCACGTAAATTATATCTGTTTGTTAAAGGTGGTAATGATAGTCTTAAACCACTTAGACGCGAGGCGTTGTTTATACAACTTCTCGAGTCATTAGCGCCCGCGGATGCTGATCTTCTATGTGCCATTAAGGACAAGAAGATGCCATACAAGGGAATTACTCAACAACTAGTGAAAGAAGCATTTCCAGGTTTATTGCCAAATGAGCAAAAGTAGAAATAAGTACGAAGACGATTATAATGACGGCGCATCTTATAATCCATATTCTCGCCGATCAGAATATCTTGAAAAGAAGCGCAAAAAGCGCATGCAGAAAGCATTGAGAATTAAAGATATTGATAGTCTTTTGCAGCAAAATGACGATTATGAAGATAATGAATAATAGGATAAATATAGAAAGAAATAATTATTAATGCCAATCTATAGTTTTAGAAATAAAGAAACAGGGGAGGAGACGGAAGAAATTATGTCAATGTCTTCTCTTAATAAATTCATTAAAGACAATTCTCATCTTGAATTTATTGTTGGCGCACCAGCAATTGGCGATTCCATTAGATTAGGCCTAAGAAAGCCTGATGCTGCTTTTAGAGATCGTCTTAAAGAAATTAAGAAGCAACATTCTAAGGGATTTAGCAAATCAACTGTAAACACTTTTTAACCAGTAGAGTAAAATGCAGCAAAGAAGATTGACTAGAAAAGAAAAAAGAAAACTTCAAAATGCTGGTGTGAATGATAAAAATAAAGATGGATTATCTAAGAATACTCTTCAAATAAAAAATATAACACCCTTAACAAATAATCAAAAATTAGTATTTGATTATTTTTCAGATAATGAAAATATATTATTGCATGGCGTAGCTGGTACTGGTAAAAGCTTTTTATCTTTATATTTATCTATTAAACAAATTATTGATGGTAAATCGCCTTATGAAAAAGTCATCATTGTTCGGAGCGTTGTTCCAACGAGAGACATGGGATTTCTTCCTGGAAGCAATAAAGACAAATCAAAAGTTTATGAAGCTCCATATACAGCTATATGTACAGAGCTTTTTGGCAGAAGTGATGCTTATACGATGTTATGCAATAAGGGCCACTTGGAGTTCATATCTACTTCTTTCGTACGTGGCACTACTTTTAATGATTCTATTATTATCGCCGATGAGATTCAGAATATGGACTTGGGCGAACTCGATTCTGTAATTACTAGAATTGGAAAAAATTGTAAAATATTAATGTGTGGTGATTTTAGACAATCTGATTTTCGTCGTGAAAACGAAAAAAGCGGTATTATAAAATTTATGTCTATTATTAAACAGATGAAGTCGTTTAAATTTGTAGATTTTAATAGCGATGATATTGTCAGATCAAGTCTTGTGCGCGATTATATTATTACTAAGGATAGATTGGGAATAAGTGTTTAAGTATGAATTGCTAGAAAAGCAAGAATTAAAATCTATAACTACTGATACAGGAAGATTTTATACAACACCTGACGGTAAAAAATATCCATCTGTTACTACTGTTATTGGTTCATACTCAGATAAAACATGGCTCTGGGAATGGCAAAAACGAGTAGGTAAAGAAAAAGCTCAAGAAATTACAAATAGAGCAGCTGTCAGAGGCACAGCTGTTCATAAGATGTTTGAAAAATATCTTATGAATGATATTGATATCGATAAAATCATGCCATTCAATAAGATGCTTTTCGATGAAATGAAACCTATTGTTGACAAGAGACTAGATGTAGTATATGGAGTAGAACATCCACTATATTCTCATCGTCTTCGTACAGCAGGTAGATCTGATGTAATAGCTAGATTTGATGGAATTCCATCTATTGTAGATTTTAAGACAGCATCACAACCAAAAGACATTAATAATATACGCGGTTATTTTCAGCAAGCTACATGTTATGCTCTTATGACTGGCGAGCTGCATAACATAAACATACCACAAATTGTAGTACTAATCTGTACTCAACATGATGGTCCTCAGGTGTTTGTACAGAATACTATGGATTACGTACAAGAAGTTGTTTCTATGTTCAAAAATCATAAGTTTCAATAGTTATCAAATAAAAATAATAAAATTACATCATTTAGTTGTGTACATTTAGATCTATATGATATAGAATGACTATATTGGATGGGAATTCCATCCTATACAGTGAAACAGTGAATAGGATATTTGTTATGGCACATGAAATTGAAATGGTTGATGGTAAGGCTTCGATGGCGTATGTTGGTCAGAAGCCCTGGCACGGCTTGGGTAAGGAAGTTCTTCCTGATCTGACTCCTGAGCAGATGCTTAAGGCTGCTAATCTTGATTGGACAGTGGAAAAGATTCCGGCTTATGCTAATATCAATGGTAAGAATGTAGCTATTGGTAAGTCTGCTCTTGTCCGAAATACTGATCATCACATGATTGATGTTGTTTCGGAAGACTGGAATCCTGTACAGAATCAGGAAGCCTTTGAATTCTTTAATGAATATATTATGGCAGGCGATATGCATATGGAAACTGCAGGCTCACTTAAGAATGGCCAGATTGTCTGGGGTCTTGCCAAGGTAAAGGAATCCTTTGAACTCTTCAAGGGTGATAGAATTGATTCCTATATGCTTTTCAGTAATTTCCATAAGTATGGATTTTCTACTGATGTGCGTTTTACTCCAATTCGTGTTGTGTGTAATAATACTCTTACTCTTTCACTTAACTCTGCTGTAGAGCGAATGATTAAGATTTCACATCGTACTCAGTTCAATGCTGGTGACGTCAAGACCATGCTTGGTATTGCTACCGGTAAACTGGCTAAGTACAAGGATATGGCTCAGTTCCTTGGCTCTAAGCAGGCTACCGCTGAAAATGCCATGGACTATTTTAGGTTTGTCTTCCCCACGGCAGCTAATGCTACTGGTGATCTGAAGCTCTCTCGTAATGCAAATACTGCTCTTAGCATTGTCGAGACTCAGCCTGGTGCTGAGTTTGCAAAGGGCAGCTTCTGGCAGTTGTTTAATACTGTAACATATATGACTGATCATCTTCTTGGTAAGAGTGTAGATAATCGTCTTACCAACTCTTGGTATGGATACAATCGAAATCTTAAAACCAAGGCAATGGAAAAGGCTCTTGAAATGGCAGGTTAGTTAAAAAGGGGGAGAATTCTCCCCCTTTTTTTTTATTGTACATTGGTCTAGATATATGGTATAATTATCATATGATGGAGAATTATTAATGGCTGCTACTAAACGAATCCAAGACCGTCGTTTCAAGCGACCAAAGAAAAATCGCATTTCTAGTACTGAAGAGTTTCTTATTAACTCTAAGTATATTGGTGAAGAGCCAGTTCACGATGGTCATGTTCTTACTGACACTGAACTTGGCAAGATTTATTCTTGGTATAGTTATATGTGTAGTGCAGCCGATGCACGCGACTACATTGTAGATTATATGAATAAACTTGGCAAAAAGCAGATTGCCCACCAGTGCGCAGCAATTCCTGATGGCCGTGTTCCCACGACTGCTGGCTGGATTTGTCGAACCATTATGCTCGGTGGCTCAGTTACTGAACGTTCGAAACTGTTTCTTATCGATCGTATTACGAAAGCTATTGCTATTAAAGAAGATGATCCTCTTAAGACTACTAAGAAAGAAAAACAAAAAGTTGAAAAGATTCCAGTAGATATTCAGGCAAATATCCGTGAACGTGCCAGAGATATTATTGGTGGAATTGAAACCCTTATCGATAAGGGTGATACTTTCTCTACATATGAATATCTTCAGAAGAATATGATTCCTCCGACATATTCTACGTTTATCTGTGATTATTATATCAAAATGGTTCTAGAACTCGAAGAAGTTCTGGAAGGAACCGATCTGCAACTCAAAGAAGCGTATTCACGGTATAGCAAGCAACGCGTTAAAAAGATGCTAGAAATGTATAAGTCTATTATACATGATGCTACTGTCTTTGGCGAAAATGCTAAGAAAGTTCGTAAGGCTAATCGTAAGCCGAAGACTATTTCTACTGAAAAACTTCTTCGTAACTTCAAGTATAAAAAGAATGATCAGGAATATAAGCTAGTATCTATTGATCCGCAGCAAATATTTGCTGCACAAGAATTGTGGACTTTCAATACTAAAACACGCATCTTGAGTGTATATAGAGCTCAAGATCAAAGCGGTCTTGGTGTGAAGACTGTTAATATTACTGGATTCGCTGATACTACTTCATTCAGTAAAAAACTGCGTAAGCCGGAACAAGTACTTTCTAAGATTTTGTCTGGTGGTAAAGTAACTCTAAAGAATATTATGAATGAAATTACTAGTAAGAATATTGTATGTAAGTCGCGAATTAGTTCTGATACTATTCTTCTTAAAGTAGTAAAACTGTAGTGTACTTATACTAATAATTGGTGTAATATTAATTATGACTTTACATTATGAATTCCCCAAAAATATAACGCTTGAAGAAGTTCAAGCAATTGTTAATGACAATCCCAATTTTTATATTGGCGAGCGTGATGGCTATGTAGTTGCCAATTATCTAGTTGCAGGAAAAGACACTCATCCACAAGTGATCGATCGTCGTACTGCAGTAATGCGTGAAATGCGCGGGCTTATCTTTGATACTGATGGTAAAATTCTATCACGGCGTCTTCATAAGTTTTTCAATTTCGGTGAACGTGAAGACGTGTCCATGATTGATTTGTCTAAGCATCATGTAATTCTTGAAAAGCTAGATGGTTCTATGATAACTCCATTGATGATTAATAGCCAATTGAATTGGGCTACTAAGATGGGTATTACTGATGTCAGTGCGCAGGCAGCAGAATTTGTATCTAAATCTACTATTCCTTATGAACGATTTGTGTTGAATGTAATTGAGCAAGACTGTACTCCTATTTTTGAGTGGTGCTCACGTTCGCAACAGATTGTTATTGACTATCCTGAAGATCGCCTTGTTCTTATTGCTGTGCGTGATAATGAAACTGGAGAGTATGTTTCATTTGATCGACTATGTCATGATTTGCAAATTCCCATGGTACAGACCATGGAACCTATTTCTGATCTAGATACATTTATACAGGAACTGCGTAAGAGAGAAGATATTGAGGGAGTAGTTATTAGATTTGACGATGGACACATGGTAAAGCTAAAAACTGATACGTATGTGTCACTTCATCGTGCTAAGTCTCTTTTGGAAAATGAAAAAGATGTAATTGCTCTTATTCTTGATAATAAAGTAGATGATCTTTATTCATTGCTTTCTGATGTTGATAAGGCACGACTTAAAAAGTTTGCAACTGATATTATGCATGATATTACTGTATTTTGTGATGAAGTTAATTATATTTTGGAAGATCTTCATAAAAAAACAGTAACTCGTAAAGATTTTGCTCTCAACTTTAAGCATATTGATGACACTATGAGAACTTTTGTATTTGCTAATTGGGATAGTCGATGCACTATTGAATCAGTAATTACTTTTGTAATGTCACATCTTGGATCTAATCGATCATTTCAAAAATGTAATACTATTATTAAACACGATTGGTAATAATAATGTCTAAGAATATTCATTCATTTATTGTATTGGTAGGCTTGCCGGGTGTTGGCAAGTCTACCTACATCAATAACAATAAGAATCCAGGTACAATAGTTCTTTCTACAGACGCTATTGTAGAAAAAATGTGTGCCTTGCAGGGAATTACTTATACCCAGGGATTTAAACTTTTTATTGATGAAGCAACTAAACGTTTTAATAAGCAGTTGGCTATTGCTCTTAAAAACAAGAATGATATTATTATTGATAGAACTAATCTTACACGTGCATCACGTAAACGCTTAATGTCTCAGGTGCCTGAGCATTATTCTAAGTATGCATATTATTTTCCTACACCTGAAAAAGATGAATGGCAGCACCGACTTGCTTCTAGACCTGGGAAGTATATTCCACAAAATGTTATTGATGATATGATTTCTAATTTTGATTTTCCAAATAAAGAAGAGGGATTTGATGCCATTTTTACTATTGCATAAAGTAAATTGTTTAATTTTGGGAGTTGTATTGTGGGCGTAATTAATATTACAGAATTTATTTCTGATATTGAAACTATTCATCAATCTCTCAATCTTAGTTACATGGAATCAGTTGTATATTGGTGTGAAGCAAAAGGACTAGAAGTTGAAACTGTATCTTCTATAGTCAAAAATAATCGTGTTCTTAAGTCTAGAATCAGACAAGAAGCAGAAGATCTTAATTTTATGAAGAAGAAAGGCGCTAAACTGCCAATCTAAAAGTAGTATATATACTCATGAATACTACTCGGAGATTCTATGCAGCTTACTATCAAGGGCAGAACCACCAAGAAAGTAAATAAAAAACTAATAAAGTTTGCAGCTAGATGGTATGGTCGCCATCTTTTTGGTAGTAAAATATATAGAAAAATGAAATTGACCATACATATTGCACCTTTGTCCATGGATCTTTTTGGCGAATGCACATATAAAAATCCAAAACAGTGTAAATACAAGTATGATATTTTTATCAATAAAAAATTGAGTCAAAAACCACTACTTATTACTCTTGCGCATGAAATGGTACATGCACATCAATATGCATCATACCAATATGTGCATTATAATAGAAAAACCATGCATCATTTAGTGAAATTTAACGGCAAAAAATATGACATAAATGAAGTAGATTATTGGGATCAACCATGGGAAATAGATGCTGCTGGTAGAGAATTTGGTCTTTATATTAGATTCATAAATGATATGATAGAAAAAGGTAAGATATGAATAAATTTGAATTTGATGATAGAAAGTCTATGAATTCTATGACCACGAGCCGATTCTTGGATGAGATTCATAATCTTTATATTGCAAAAATAACATTATCACACACCGATTTTGATCAAAAACTTAAGCATTTTTTTAAAGATATTCTAGATAAGCAGCCATGAGCCCATTTGAAGTTTATAAGACTTATTCTGCTTTAAAACTGCATTTTACTTCTGACTATAACTATTTTCATTATAAAGGTCAAACTAAACTCAAACCAGAATCATTTGAAAAACGAAATGATAAGATCTTTTTTGCTAAAATTGCAAAGCATAATGATCCACTTAATTTTTTGATGGTTAATATTCTAGATAATCCAAAGATATGGATTAGAACACTTGCATATGATAAACAAGCAGAAATAAAGTATGCAGACTGGCTTAAGAAAAAGCAGTCTATGTCATATATGTTTAAACAAGATCTTAGAAAATTAAACTCCGATTTTAATTCTAACTTAATTGTGGAGGCTAATACACATCCTAAAATAGTAGTACAGTACTTATCTGGTGAGATTATGTTTGAAACACTTTGTATTATATGTACACTTACAGGGTGTATAAAACATTGGAATAAGAAAATGGCTGATGATCCTGTGTGGGATGAACTATCGCATAAGATTGCAAAGTATATGCCATTCATGGATATTGATACAACAAAATATAAACAAATTATTCTTGACACATTCAAGATGCAAGATTGACATATAAATAATTGAGGACACGCTGTCCTAAGAAAATATGTTCAATACAACAATACACATTAATACGGAGAAATAAAATGGTAGATTTTGCACGACTTAAGGCAATGCGCGGTGAACAGTCACTTTCGACTTTGACATCAGAGCTTGAGAAGCTTAATGCTAAGTATGAGCGCAAGAATGACGAGCGATTTTGGGCACCAACTGTAGATAAGGTTGGCAATGGTTATGCAGTCATTAGATTTCTTCCTGCACCAGGAGATGAAGAAGTTCCCTTTGTACGTATCTTTGATCATGGTTTCAAGGGTCCATCTGGTTCTTGGTATATTGAAAACTCTCTTACTACAATTGGACAGAAAGATCCAGTTAGTGAAGTAAATTCGGCTCTCTGGAATTCTGGTGTAGAGTCTGATAAGGATACCGCGCGTAAGCAGAAGCGACGTCTTCACTTTATCTCTAATATCTATGTTGTTGAAGATCATGGAAATCCAGAGAATAATGGTAAGGTTTTTCTATTCAAGTATGGTAAGAAGATTTTTGATAAGTTGAATGAGGTTATGAATCCTCAGTTTCCTGATGAAAAGCCGCTAAATCCATTTGACTTCTGGGAAGGCGCAAATCTCGCACTTAAGATTCGTAATGTTGAAGGATATCGCAACTACGATAAGTCAGCTTTCATGAATCCTTCAGTACTTCATAAGGATGATAGTAAGCTAGAGATGATTCACTCACAGGAATACTCACTACAGGAATTCTTGAAGCCATCTAACTTTAAGACGTATGAAGAGCTTAAGGAAAAGCTAACCCGCGTACTTTCAACTCCTATGGAAGGACGCACTTCAAATGTTATGGAGCAGGAAGATACTATTGCTCCTCCACAGTCAAGATCGCGTGTTGCTCCATCTCCAGTAATGGATGAAGCAAACGAAAAAGATGATGATCTTAATTTCTTCCGGAAGTTAGCTTCCTAAAACAAAAAGGACCCAGTTGGGTCCTTTTTTTTATCCACCTGGATTATAATCTGGTGCATTTTTCATATCAAATAGTTCACTTAGTATTTGCTGTGAAGGCAAAGCTGGCGGAACATTATTATTCTGATATGCATCTGGTGTAAATGTAGGATTTGGTGCTCTTACATTATTATTTTTGCCGCTGCTTATAGCATTAAGTATACTTCCAAACATGCCAATCATATCCATTGGAGATTTTGGTATTAATGAACCACCAGTTGACACAGTGCTTATTAGACCAGCCATTTGTCCTATTCCAGGTGTTCTAGTTACCATGCCAAGTGGACCAGGAATCTGTGCTTTAGATGTCTGTATAGATCCCGATGACATACCTTGAGAAGTTGCACCCATTCCTTTGAAATTCATACCACTTAAACCAGCAGTACTACCTTCAAAAGAAGTTGTAGATCTGCCTGGACTCGTAGTATTTGTATTACCTGTTTCAGAAATATTTGCTTTTGTTCCTGCAGCAGTAGCATCATACTGACCCCATTGCCCAGTCATATGAGCCTGTAATGCACCGGCTGCCCATTTAGGAATTGAATTTTGTGTAAAATCTGGGCCCCATACTCTGCGTGATTCTGTATCTAGATGTACAACACCTGGTTTGTATACACCTATTCCACCAATACCAGCTTTAGATGCAATTTCTACAAGTTTTAATGTCTTAACTTCATCACCACTAAATGTAACATCAACAGCATTTGCTCTTGTATGCGCTGAATTTTTAGCGCCACCCACCGCATCATTTTTCTTTTGATCTCTATAACCGCTTGTTACACTAAGTTTACCAAAGCTAGATTCAATTGATGATATTTTTTCTGCAATACCTTTGTTAATACCCTGTGTTGAGGTTGTTGACGAATCACTGCCAGTTACTGGTGCATTACCGGCAACCGGTTTAACAAAAGTTTCACCAGGTGTAGCTACACCGGTTTCTACTGGCACTGCATTTGGCGCTGAAGTGCCTTCCGGCGCCGCTGTTGGTGAAACTGCTTGTTGATTATTTTTAATTAAAGCAATAGCATTAGCAGCGCGCTGACCTGTTTTATCTGCTGATCTTTCATATAGTCTATTAATTAAATCAGCAGCTTCTTCTGCAGTTTTTGCTGCTCTTAAAGCACGACCAGCTGCGATTTCTGTATTATTTAATTCCCAATTAACATATGCTAATTGCTCTTTAAATCCAGCTTCTCTTATATCTTTATTATATACTTTTTTAAAGACTGCTTGACGATCTGGGTGCCATTGAGCTATACCATACGCTTTTCCACCATCACCTATTGAGTCAGTTTTCATATTTGGTCCGGACTCTGCCTGTAGATTTCCTACAATTCCAGCTGCTTGCTCGCGTGTCCAACCATTTTGTGTAAAATAGTTTATAGCTTCTGTAGCATTACCGGTTTCGCCTATACCTTTTAGTTGTGGTTGCGATTTATCGCCAGATAATCCATTACCAGCAGTTGTTGTTGTCACACCAGGTGTCATACCAGGAGATGGAGAAGATACTGATGTGCCAGACTTAGAATCACTCGGTTTTTCTCGATCTTCACGCGATTTTTTTATAGCATCAGATTCTGCCGGTTTCTTTTTACCAAAAATCCAGTCATACCCAGATTTAGCTAATTCTTCCCCAGCCATTGAACCAGCCAAACCACCAGCAGCGGTACCAACAGGGCCAAGAGCAGATCCAAGAACACCGCCGAGTATACCACCTAAAATAGTACCAGCACCAGCTGCAATTGAACGACCTAATTCACCACCTTCCATATATTCAGCCACACCACTTACTAGGCCGCCAACACCAGGAAGTGTTTTAAGACCAAGTTTAGCGGCTGAGCTTACCGATTTCAATGCACTATTTGCTGTAGATACAGTTTTGGCTGGAGCTTTTGCGGCATTTGCTTTGGATTTATTATTTTGTATTCCAGATGTTAAATCACTTATAGTGCCAAGTATACCACCGCTTGAACTATCTGATTGTTTACTTATTTTTTCAAATTGTTTACTGGTTTCATTTTTAAATTTATTGAATTCAGATATTAAATCTCCAAGCATACCGAGTGTTTTATTAGATTGCTCGGTTAAATCTCCTACACGTGTTTCTAAAATACTTACAGAAGAAGATACACGTCTTATGGATGAAGCATTATCATTAATATTTTTTTTAATTGCTATAGTATCACTGTCAGTTTTTTTAGAATCACCGCTTATTTTACGAATAATTGGATCTAATTGCTTAAGCGCTCCACCTGTTGCGCCTTTACTTTTTTCTTGAGCAAATTTGCGTATATCAATAATCTTAGCAGATTGTTTCGTGTCAGATGAATTTGATGCTGATGTTTTATTATCGAACATATCATCGACGAATTTCAATACACCTTCTTTTGTGTTGAAATTATCTGTTTGTTGTTTTGACTTCCTACCGCGTTTTTTTTTCATTACATTCCGCTGTTTCTTTGTTTTTCTTCTTGCTCACGGATGTATTCTTTCAACATATTTACATATATATCTAATTCAAATGGTATAATATTCTCTAAATCGTTAATACTATATTTATGATGCTGAGCCAGACCAAATAAAGTCTTATAATAATTTTCTAGAGTATTATGACTCAGCGCAATGTAAAAAAATCAGTTAGAGTCGTTAGCTCAATTTTACGATCATTTCCAAGTGAATTTTTATAATTTATCACATATCTCATAGTAGGTGA